TGTCCTGATGTATGGCATGACCAATCTGCAACTCATGCGCGGCCCGGTCACCAACGTCGATCAGTTGCATGCGCTCGGCCGCGAGCTCGGCGCCATCATCGAATTGGAGGATGGAGAGCCGCAGCCGTAGCGATGTCGCTGGGCTGTGCAGCCGCGAGCGCGCACGCCGACTACATCAACGACTACGTGCAAGGCGAAGTCGGCATCGGTGCCGCGCATTACACGACGCAGGACGGCCGCTGGTATCAGCAGGGCGTACCCAACGCCGACAACAAACTCACGAGCAAGCCGCCGGCGTTTTCTCTCGGCTTCACAGGCCCGCTCATCACGCGCGGCAAGTGGGGTGTCGACTGGCACGCCGAATACGTCAATCTCGGGCGCGCGGCTGCGTCATGCGCATGCACACCGCGTGACGAGAACTATGACGCCAACACGCACCACTACACGAATCGGTTTGACGCGCCGGCCGCTTACTTCACCGGCTCGGGCCGATCGCAAGGCGTGGCGCTTACCGTTGAGCCGTACTACTGGGCCTATGGTGTTCGCCTCGGAGTCGAAGCCGGCGCATACATCCACCGGGATAGTTGGTCTGAAGACGTCGTCGGATGGCAAATCGATAAGGCGGTGGCGCCGCAAAACCTGCACCTTTCAGGCGCCCACTGGTCCGTAGCGCCGGTCGTAGGCGCGTCGGTAGGGAGCGGGCGATTTACGCTCTCTTACCGGCACTACTTCCTGCGCGTCAGCAGCGAGAGCCGAAGCGTTCCGCCGTTGTGGAACGATGCAGATGTTCTTGAAGCGAAGGTGAAATTTTGAGGCGCAGGCTGGGAGCCCCTCGAAACGGGCGCCTGTAAGGTCTGGTAACATTCGCTCGTTCAAACGCCAGACTTTTATTACAACAATGCAAACTGCCGAAGGTGGCTCCCCCGTCGCCGATCTCAAGCCTTTGACCAGCCTGAGATTTGTCGCCGCGATGATGATCGTCGTATTGCACTCAAAACTCTACTTTCCGTGGCCATGGCTCGACCATACTCCAGGTTGGCTGGTGCACGGAGTCAGTTTCTTCTTCGTGCTGTCCGGCTTCATCCTGACTCACAGCTACGTTTCGAAGCCGTTTCCCGGCTACCGACCGTTCATGCTGAAGCGATTCGCCCGACTGTGGCCGGTGCATGTGTTCGCGCTGCTGATGCTGCTGACGTTCGTGCGGCCGGATTCGATTACGTTCGACGGGCCGGGCTTCTTCAACAAGTGGTACGCGCTGCTGTCGAACCTGACGCTGACGCAATCCCTTGTTCCGTTCAAGGCGTACACCTTCAGCTATAACAGCGTGTCGTGGAGCATTTCGACAGAAGCGTTCTTCTACCTCGCGTTCCCGTTGCTGCTTGCGAACATCCGTAAGACGTGGCACGTGAAGCTGATCGGCGCTGGTGTCTGCGCGTTGCTGTTCACACTGGCGTGCCAGGCGGCAAACCTTCCGTTCGAAGGATCTATGGATCAAGTCACGATCGCTTCGACCATTTACGGCAATCCGCTCGTGCGCGGCTTCGAGTTCTGCCTCGGAATGGCAACATGGGTTGCGTGGGATCGGTACGCCAGGCACTCTCTCCTGTCGGCGTCTATGTGGACGAAGATCGAAGGCGTAACGCTGGCGGCGACGATCGCGTGGCTTGGTTACGGCGCGTGGGTTGTGCGCGGCATCATCCCGACCACGACGCTGCAGTTCCTGTTCAATGAAAACGGGTCGTGCTGGATGTTCGCGCTACTGATCGTGGTGATGGCGTCGGGCCGAGGATGGTTCGGCAAGATGCTGTCGACGGATGCGGCCGTGTTCCTCGGCAAAGTCAGTTTCTGCGTCTACATGCTGCATCAGGTGCTGATGAAGATGTTCTTCACATGGAACCAGGCTCAAACGGTGTCCACTGCCGCCTTCTTTGCAGCCCTGCTATTCATCGCATCAGCAACATACCTGATGATCGAGTCCCCGGCGCAACGCTTTCTGACTAAGAAACGAACCGCATCTAGGCCCATTGGCAGCCCTCATGCAGGCGCGGCGAACGTCCACGCATCACCGGAGTTGATGGCGGACCAACGCTGATCGGGAGACGGGGTGACGGCGGTCACGTCTACCAATGTAGAGATGAACTCCGGCGTGAAGCGATCAGCGACATCAATTTCGACACCATCGCCGTCAGTCATTGGCTTGATGATTTCGGCAACTAGGCCATCTTCGATACGGGCGTAGGTTTTCATTATGCGTACTCCGAGATGATCACGATGCCTGCAAAGCCACTTCCGCCAGTGCCGTTGCCCCCAGACTGATTTACCACCACCCCACTGCCCCCTGTACCGTAGTTCACAGCACTCGCACCGTTCGTGTTGATCCCTGGGCCATTGGCGCCAGTACCGAACTGCGACGATCCTCCGTTCCCACCGATTCCAGAGCTCGTGCTCAGGCCCATCGTGACTTGGTTCGCGATGCCGCGGCTTGAATACAGGATCCCGGCCCCGGTCACGGCGCTAGAAAACGACCCGTTTCCGTTGACAGAGGGAGGGGTTACATTATTCGAGATACCTCCGCCAATTCCGCCGGGCGATGTAAGTAGGGTGCCGATCGATGAGGTCGCTCCATTTGCACCCGCGCTTACAGCACCAGCGCCTCCAGCCCCTACAGTGATTGACTGGCTCGCTCCAAAAACGCCAATGGCCCATATGGCCTTGCCATAGGACCCAGAACCTCCTGGAGCTCCCATCGATACGGTAGTCGCTCCAGCCCCTGATGCACCACCGCCGCCGCCGCCCCCGCCCTGAGCTTCACCAATGATCGTGTTCGTACCGGAAAGCGGTGTGAAGACAGTCGCGCCAGTAGTAGTGAATGCGGCGCCATTCACCGAGACCTGCTGCTGACCGCTGACGATGGCATAGATGCTAGTCCGCAACAGACGCCCAGGGCCATACAAACTCTTGATGGCGTCGCGCAATTGCGTATATGTCGTCTTGCTCGGCGTCAGGCCTGCCGCCACTACCACCGCGCGCAGCTCTTCCTGGATCATGTTCAGCCACGATCCGCGCACCTTCGTTGCGGGTGTGCCGGTTGCTGGATTTCCCTCGGTGAAATACCCCTCTATGCCAGCCGCCTCAGGGGCCGGGAGCGAAGTTGCCGCGGTCGCGTCATCAATGCGATACATGTTGCCTCTTATACGTAAGAGAAAATTGGAATCGTGTGCGCCGGCATCACTGCCTTCATCTCGCACTCAAGAACTGCATTGCCCCATGAGGCAAGCGGGTCGCCTGCCGCCATTGCGCCAGCACGCGCGACGGATACCGTGTTCAGCGGCGCATTCACCTGCCATGCGTAGCTCCATGCAGTGCCGTTGCACGGGTCACCCGCGTGCAACTGGCCGGCGCGTGCCTCGACAAACTGATTGATCGTTACCGTGTAACCGAGGTTTGCGGCGAATGCCGTCAGACTGGCGATCGTCGGTCCACCTACCCCAACGAAGCGCGCCAGCACCTGTGCTTGCCGCTGCGCGATCGTCGGCGCTACGCCTGCGCACGGATCGGGCAGACCAAGTGTCGATTCCCACTCTGGCAGCAGTTCGTATGTCGTTGCCGGGAACGCGTCGGCGAGCAAATAGTTCGCGCGCGCCGTCGAGCGGGCATAGCTTGGAGCAAGCCCCGAAAGCACCTGTGTCTGGATTGCATCGGAATCGCGCGGCCACACCCGCCCGCGCGGCATAAGCCCTTGCAGCGCCTTCAGGAAGTCGGCTGCTGTGTAGTTCGGTGCGAGCATGGAGCCTCAGACGTAAAGCACGTTTGCGAGAACGGGAAGCTGCCCGAACCCGCTCGTGATGTTCCCTGTATAGGTGGTGGTCGTCACACCCACGACACCCTGAATCAGCGTTATCAGGAAACCGCTTGTCCCTGAAACTGACCGGATCGCCGCCGAGATGTCGTCCCGGTTGATGGTGCCCGCACGCGGGTCGCCGTTGCGGAAGAGAACATCGGCAATTGCGGAAAAGATTGCCGCACGTGTTGCCGTGCTGGCCGATGCCAAGCCAGATAGCGTTATGGTCAGGTTGTTTGCGATGGGCCCGCACGAATAAACGAGCGCTGTCACAGGCTGCTTCGTGACGATGGAATCAGCAACGACGAGTTGGTCGCCAGTAGCGACGACGCCGCGCGGTAAGCCGCCCGGTCCCTTGTCGTTTTGCGATACGCCGTCGGTGCCCTGCGGAAATCCGTTGTGCGCGGCTTCGGCGCTGTCCCACATCGTGTAGACGACGACCGTGCCAGCACCGAACCCATTGGGTGCGCACCACGCTCGCGTGACGCCGGGCACATCCTCGGCCCATTGCACGTAGTCTTCGATGTCGCCGCCCTGCGGCGTAGTCTGGTACGCGTCCAGCATCCGCGAGCGCAGATCATCATTGATCTCGATGTCCGCGCCTGAAGCGACCGTCGCGGTTATCGTTCCGCCCTGCTGTATTCCATCGACAGCCACGCTGAGCGAAATCCCAGTGCCCGCGTCGGCGTTGCCCGCCGATCCGGCTATGTCAGCAACGATGGTCACCGACACGTTGCCGCTACCATCAACAGTGCCTGTCGTCGAGGTCGTATATGTCACGCCATCGCCGCGCGCTACCGCAGTCCCGGCGCTCAGCACCTTGCCGGTCGTTCCGGGGAACTGAGCGGTGAGTTGGGCCTTCGTCGCGGCCTTTCGATATACGCCCTTCAGCGCGGCCCATCCTTCGAGATATTCGTCCTCGGCAGTGAACGGTACCGCCATTCGTGCGATCCAGTCGATGTATCCAAACTGGAGGTTGCACATCGCCGCCTGCACCTTGCCGATGACTTTGAGCACGGCGAAGCGCAATAGCGAGTCGGCGCCCTGAAGCGCGGACGAAATGTCGGCCGCCACTTCAGACAGCAAAGTGGAAAGCGTCTTTCTTTGGAATGGCATGTCAGGATAGCTGTTGCCAGGCCCACGCGTACGTCAAGGAAATCTGCGAGCCGTCGGGTTGATAGAGCGTGATCTGCGCGCCGAGGAACGTGTCGCGCACCCACTGCGTCTGCACATCGGTACTCGCGACCACGCCATCGTCGATGAGCCATTGCAGCGCCTCGTTGATGTAGTCGCGCGCGTTGTTCAGCACTTCCTGCGTTTGCTTCGATCGATCGAGCAACCAGAGCCGCGAACCGATCGGCTTGTCTTCGCCGATGTCGCCCCACCAGCCGCGCGGGTCACCAGTCCCGTCGGGAATCGGATCGTCCGGATTAGCCACGCGGTCCGTGAACATGCTGACGAGCACTGCGGTTTGCAGATCGTTACCTGTCACGAGGGCAGGAGCGACGAACTTCCAATCGCCGCGGCTGTTGTCGACGTCCCAAATGACGGAGATGTCGGACATGCGTTACTCCTGCTGGTTCGGGGCGCTCGTCGTGGTGCCCGGGCCGCCAAGTTGAACGTTCGGCACCGGGTGCGTATGCAGGTTTGCGACCTGCCGCATCCCCGCCACCGTTCGCGTGTTCGTCTCGTAGTTGTCGAGGATGTCGCCCTTGCATTTCAGCAGCGGCGTGTCGGCGATGACTTCCGGCGCATTGGTGAACGTGATCGGGTTCCCGCCACCGTTGACGACGATGCCTGCTTCGGTCAGATAGACGGACTGCCCGCGGCTGTCGTGAATCGCCACCTCACCCGTTGCGAGTGCTGTCATACGGTATTTCGCATTCGACGTCGCGATGACGAACCCATCGTTGCGGTCGCCATTCTTGAAGGCGAGCAACGCTTGGGTTCCATCCGGTGGATTCGACGTGAAGCCATACTCGGCGTAACGCGGCACGTCTGGAATCAACTCCAGCGCATTCAGCCGAACCTGCAACGTCTGGACGCCCTTCGTATCGTCGACGAGCGCGATCGCGCCGCGAGCCATCAACAGCAGGATGCGACGCCCGAGTCTGTTCAGTTCGTGCAGCACTATTGCTCCGCCGGTGTTTGCGTCGATTCGTCCATCGGTAGTACGTCGAGCGCGATCGGCTCTGGCAGGAAGCCTTGGCGCGGCCCAAACACCAGCTCAGCGTGCGTACCGTTCTCATCGATGATGAATGTCACCTCGGCGAGCAACAGAATCGTGTTATCAGGAATGCCCGCCGCGGGCGCCGACACCGGGTAATTGATGTTCGGAATCCAAGGCGAGCCGCTCGCATCGCGCCAGTTATCCACGAGCGCGCGCACGCGCCGCGCGCGGCCGTATGCACGCGACGCCATCCAGTTCACGCGTTTTTCGACGAACCGCCGGTCGGTTGCGCTCTGCTCCGACACGAAATATGTGGGTCGCAAACGCGCCGGGTTTGCAGCGGGGCCAGTCGCCACCACCGTCACCACTGGCAGATTCGGGATGCTTTCGTCATCCGCGCCGGCGCTGTATGCGCTCAGCACAGCGTTGTACGTGCTAAATGTGCCAAGCGTGCTCTTCGTGCAGACGAGCGCCTCGATGTTGTTGCCAACGGCAATCCCTGACGCCCCGAGCTCCGTTCCCGCCTGCGAGATCGTGAGTTCGCCCTCTTCGCTTTCGAATACCATCAGACCGCAATACCGTGCGTAGCGCTCGATCACTTCCCACGCTGTTTCTGTGATGCTCACGATCTGGCGCGGCAGCGCCGGCAATTTGTCGAGAACCGCCTGCGTGCCGTTAGGCGGCACAAAGACGTCAATCGAATACGGCGTCGCGATGGTCGTGCACAACTTCTGCAGGCCGGTGTTCGCGTTTATGCGGTCGAGGCGGCACGAGCAGTCGACGAGATCTGCGAGCTTTCCTCGGCCCGAGATGGTGATGTCGTGAGAGCGCGGAGTGATGATGCTCTCGATCGTCTCCACATAGCCTGACAGCACGAGGTCGTCGCCAATCGATACTTTGACGGGCGCGCCCTCGCGCGCGAGCAGCTTCAGTGTGGTGGCATCTGCGGAACACGTGAGGATGAACGACGACGTCGCCACTTCGATTGATCGCGTGATCCGTACAGCCTTCCAACCCGTCACCTGCAACCCATCTTGCGTCAACATCACCCGCACTTCATCGGCGCCGGGCTTTGCTCCCACGGCGTCGACGATTCGATCTGCGTTCGGCATCAGAAGCTACCAGGCGAGTAGGCGTATTGGTCGCCAAGCGGAGCTTGCTGGCGATCTGTTTTCAGTTGCGTGTCGATGTTCGGAGACGACGTGACGTTGGTACTGGTGCCGGGCGGCGCATTCTTGTGGACGATCTCCACACGAACCTTGCCTGCTTCGCCAGATCCGGCACCTAGCTGTTCGTCCAGTTGACGAGCGATTCCCGCGCGGACGTTTGCTTCGTTTGGATCCTTGGGCCGCTCGTACAGAGATGAGACCTTCGCGGCGGCATCGGCAGCAGTCGTCGACGCCATCAGGGCATCACCAGCGGCCCGCTCGTGGTGCTGAAGCTCCCACAGCGAGTAGCCGAGCTGCTCCTCATGGCTTGCGGACGCGAGCGGCCTTCCGAACGTGCGCTCGTATATCGCCTGGCGATCTGGATGCCACTGAAAAAGCCCGACCGCTTTCCCGTTGTCACCAACCGCTCGCTCATCAAGGCCGCTTTCACGGCTCGAATTGGCGACCATGCCAATCGCGCGCTCGCGCGACAGGCCGTGATTCATGTACCACTCGACATCTGACCGCGCCTGCACCAACTGAGCGCCATTGCCAACAGACGTCTTCTCGCTCAGTTCCGCCATGGTCGACGCGCCGCGCCCGCGCAGCGCGTTACCGAAGCGCTCGAAGCCATCCCATACGCGCTGTTCAGTGCTATTCGCGCCGCTCGGTTGCGACGATGGCCGTCCGCGACCGCTTGCGGCGTCGAAGAAGAACTGCACACCTTGCAACAGTGAGTTAAACGCCGGCTCGACGCCGCTCAGCACAGTCGTCTTCAAACGGTCGTACGTGACGCCAAGCTTGGCAGATGCGTCGGCGTACTCGCGCGCACGCTGAATATCCTGCTCATCCGGGATGTATGCCTTCGCGGTCGCGAGATCCGCAGACACCTGCGCGGGACCGCGGTTCAGGAAATCAACCAGGGAGCCCGCGCCGGCTGCGTTCAGGAAGTTCTGGGCGCCGCCGTATTTCCCTTGGCCGCGCAGCGTTTCGGAGTACGCGGCGAGCTTCGTCAGCACCGATTCGATGGACTCAAGGCGGTTCGGGTCCGTCGAGATGCCAGCAGCCTGGTAGCGCTTCAGCGCCTCCGGATTCCGGTTGTTGATCGCATCGCTATAAGTCTGGCGCACCTGCTCAATGCCGGCGTTTGCCTGTTCTGGCGAAAGTCCTGCGAGGCGACCGGCGTACTGCACGCCGTACGCCGCCGGCGTGGACAGACCGCTGCGGACGGCCAGATTGCTCATTGAGCGCACCGACGATGCCCACTGCGATTCCATCTGTGCAATCTTCACCGTCAGCGCCGTGATGCCGCCGATGATGCCCGCCTTTCCGACGAAGCTGGCGATTTCGGAGATCGCGCCGCTGTTCGAATTGAACCCGGCAGCGATCGAGCTACCCAAACTGCTCAATTTGCCCTTATTGGCCTGCGCCTGCAGCTTCGAAAGACTGTTCGTCACCTGCCTGATCGGGCCAGATGCCTGATTCTTTGCGGTGATCGCAATCGAGATTTTGCTTGCCATGAACCCGCTCGAGAATCAGTTCGCCAACGCCTTGAAGGTCGTGGGCATAAAGGCCGGATGCACCGGGTTCGCCTGCGCTACGAGTTCGTCAGCGCGCGTCGGATCGCGATAAAGCCGCGTTGCAAGCGCGAGGGATGGCATTGGCGCCGGCACACTGAACGTCTTGATCGACGACAGCCCCGCGCCGCGCTTGTTAAGGTCCGCCACGACCGCCGCACGCAGGGTCGACAGAGCTTCGTATGTCTCGTCGTCCCCCTGATCTCCCGCGACCGTCATCTCCGCGTCGATCAGATCGGTAACCAGATCCCTCACGCGCGCGGCGTCGTCGCTCGACGTCGGCTGATATGTCGACGATGCCTGCGCGACCGCGCCGATAGACGTTCGGCGGAACAGGTCGCTGCACGCGGACTGCATGTCGCCCATCGCCGTACCGATAACGGACGTCGTCGTGACGGCGTCCGGAACGAACGCCGAAAGCGTCGACAACAGACGAATCGAGTCGGTCGGGTCGTTGGTTGCCAAGAGAACGGCACCCGTTACGCCTTGCACTGACGCGGTGAATGCATCGACCGTCGTCGCGTCAAAGCCCGCGGCGGCGGCCGCCATGGCATCGGCGGCCGCACTGACTCCTGCCCGCGCCGCCGCTGCAGCGAGGATCATCGACTGCGTCGTCTGATCCGACTGCACCGACGAGCTCGGATACTTGCTAAAGGCCGGCACTGTCGCGCTGCCTGCAAACCGGCCGAAGTCTCCCGGCAGGTTAAACAGCAGCTGAAACAGGTTCCGCGCATCGCCGACGAGGTTCTTCGCGTACGTGTACCAGCCGAGCGCCGTGTTGACGACTGTCGCCAGCACTGCAGCGCCATACGAGATCGCATTCAGCGCGGTCTTCGCGAAATTCAGCGCCGCTGCTACGTTCAATCCGGTCACCGCGTTCAGCACAGACTGCGTCGTCGCAGTCGCCGCCGTCGGATAAGTGCGCTGCCCTGCCTCAATGAATTCGAACTGGAATTCGAAGTATCTGCCCTGCTCCCAACGCTCGACGCTCCGGAAGTCCATCAGGCTCACCGACAGTCGTCCAAGTGTCGGGTGAACGAGCTCACCGTCGCCGGCGGTCTCGACCGCCGCGATCATCACATCGCGCTGTGTGATGACGTCGTCGCCAACGACGAAGCCATACATTCGAATCCGGCGCGCGCCGCGCCCCAGATCTTCGATCCACGGCGTATCACGCTGCGGATACTGGTGGACCTGATTACGCCGCCCGAATGCCGATTCGCTGCCCAGAGAAACGAACGGAACGCCCCGGTATGATGCCGGGCGCAACGCGAGCGAACTCGCCAGATTCCCAATCCCTGAGGCGGTGCTAAGCACCGCGCCTGCGCCGCCACCGATGTTCATGCGCCAACTCCAATGCGTTTGCCCAGGCGACGCGCTCGCGCGAGCCAGTGCAGGGTCTCGGTTTCTGTCATCTGCTCGACCCGGTCAGGATCGAAACGCAT